GCCTTAGAATTGTCTCATGCTCTGTAGCCTAACCCTATCAACCCGGGTTATGCTAGGCTATAAAATTCTATAATATTACATTAGACATTACATTACATTATACATTACAACCATTCTGTAATTCTTTTCGTAATTATGCAAAATATAGCCTATTTAACGCGTTTAGATTAGATTATAGCACAGTGTACTATTGTATCATGCTATTTTGGTTATAGTGCCTTTTTTACGCTATTTTGGACTATATCAGTGTGGTAGTTGCCTAGTGATTTTAGGGTTATCACCGATACAATGCCAATGATTTTATATTACTATGATTGTAATATGTGTGATTAATAGTTAGAATTAAGTTAGATTGACGTGTGTTATATGTTTGTTACAATCTGCATTACTATTAATATATTATATTACGAACCCCTTAGTGAAGTTGTGGCATGCTCGGGCAGATAGGTCGTAGCATTTTTGGGTCTATTATGTACTACCGCCTCCCCCCTTTTCATATTAAGTTTACTGGGATGCTTTTTTGACAAAAAATTTTGATTTTTGACACTTTTGGTTGAAAACTCTTATAGTATTTTTGACCAAAAGTGACAATTTTCAGTCTAAATCACCAGTTTTGACATTTTTATGTAGGTTGCCGATGTTGTCAATTTCATATTCGTACTAGACAAGTATGCGTAAAAATGGTAATATTAAGTATATGGAACGGAGGTGTTCATTGGTTCAGCATGACAAGGTGTTTTCGCTTATTTCATTGTATGATGAGCAAGATGCACGGGATGTGTTGCGCTCGTATACGGTGACGCTAAATAAGGCGTTGGTACAATATGATAGTTGTGAGGTAGGGTATTTGTCTAAAGACACACATGAGATGATTACACATCGTTTTAAGGGGGCGGACGGCTTGTTTTTTATTCATTTGCTGTTGCCTGTTGGTATAGGTACATGATCAATCGTGATATTGTAGCGGGTATCGAGGTGTTTGCTCAGTGTGATGATGGGGTATGGCGGGGTGCTTACCTCTTACCAGTTGATGGTAGTGAGGTTGTTGTCTGTACTGATGAGTTTGATAATGAGGGTATGGCGCGTCGTAATGCGTTAAATCATGGGATTACGGCGTTGTTGTCTCATATATTAAAGGAGATGGTGCATAGGGATGGTTAAACGGCAGTTTGTACACGATACGCGGGAGATTAATCCGCATACAGGGTTGCCTAAGCATGTGTATTACTACCCGACGAAGCGTAGTGCGTTACGGGGTAGCTTTCAGATGAACGGGAAGAAGTACAATACACCTGCTGTGTACTATGATGATAACGGGGTCACGTTAGAGGACGCTTGTGATGAGGTAGTCAGTATGTTAACGGCTATCAAGGATGAGCTGGGGTATGACCAGTGGCTTAAAGAAGAGGGGTATCTTAAAGAGAGTAGAAAGAGGTCGCAAGATGAGTGGTATGCTACACACGATGGCAAAGACGACTGGGCAGACCTGTCCAGCATGGAAGATGTACGCTACACTTCAAGTGGGAGACGGATTACCCACATTGACTGAGGATGGGGTTCAGGGTATGCCTACCCTCATTGAGGGCTTAACGACATTTGAGTTAAATCGTGATAATGTTGTTCGTATGGTCGCTCGTCAGATTGAAGCATTTAAGCGTGAGAGCATCAGTCTATTTGGCTACACTGACGATGACTTTATGGGAGAGGTCGCTGTGATGTGGGATGTGTTGTCGCCTACGGACTCGCGGGCGTTGACATCGTTGCAAGATGGTAAGCGTTTGGCAGTGGCTACGGTGTATGGGTCATACGAGGATACCAGTTGGGTGACAACACTGTATTTGACTAAGGGCACGGCGCAACCTATGCACCAAGTGTATATACAGGTGTACTAGATGTTTAAGATGTATATCTTTCCCATAATCATGTACATACTTGTGTCTGCGGTGACGCTGGCGGTTAATGTTATCCTCGCTGTGATGTGTTCGGCGGTGTTCTTCGGTGCGTTCGCTGTAATCGTGGGCGCATTTACAGGGTCATACACCACATCGGTCGATTTTATCATGTATTGTATTCGGCTTGTGGTGATTGGCATCAGCTTTGGGTCACTCGCAACGTCGTGGGTACGTTTTCCTACATATTTGAGTAAGTACCAGCAATCGCTGGAGAAAAAGGGGGGTAAGTAATGGAGCTTAGTAAAGCGCAACGTAAGGTGATGAACGAGTTAAAGGTGGGGTCACTACCCGTAAGTGAGGTACACCCGTCTACATTAGAAGCACTCAAGCGACTAGAGTTGGTGGATGTACGTGATGATGAGGTATATGCAGTAGACCAGACGGCACAACCTGCCCCATCACAGGATGATATGATGGTAGAGAACATTATCGTACTAGGTGTTGAGGTTAGTGTCAACACGTCTGATGGTATGGTGACACTACCTAAAGGGTCAGAGCATCCGATTGTGTCGTATACTGAGGAAAAAACACCTCGTATGCTGTTGAAGTGGTTTACGTGCTTACATGTGCCGTCAGGCGCATATTTTGTGGTAAACAGTATTGCCAGTTCGTCAAAGATTGTTGAACCACGTCCGCTTAGCAGTTTTAAGTAAGGTGTTGGGTGGGGGCAACCGCCCCCTTTTAAGGAGTAATTATGGCTACGGGAGCAAGTAAGGCGATGTTTAGTAGCATGTTGACGTATTATATTGAGAACGTGAACATGTACTTGCAAGATGATGAGATTAAGTTGCTGTTGTATATCGCAAAGCGGTGTTTTAACGACCCTGTTGCGGACGATGGGGGTGGTTATCGGGCACGTATTCACTATGCCGATATGGCACAAGCTACAGGGCTAGATATGGCAGTGGTGTATTTTGCGATGGAACAACTGACGATGTACGATATTGTGATTGTTTTAGACCAACCGACTGAAGACGGGTCGCTGTATGGTATCGGTGCATCACCTAATATTGAGGATTTACGTAGACGACTAGGAGCTAGTTAACCCATGATAGACTTGTACCCATCAACGCTTAATGATAGAGAACGTAAGTTGCTACATTACCTGTATACGCATCCTATGGCAGGTATTAAGGAGATTACTGATGCTACTGATACGACGTTACGTGTGCATACAGGGGCGGTTCATAAGGTGTTAAAAGGACAACCACTTAAAACACGTAAGCGTATTAACATATTTACTCGGGCAGGCTACATTACGTTGCCGAAACTTGAGGATTTAGACGTGAACGTGTTAAATCCTGTACACCAGTTGATGTATAATGAGTTACAACAACAACCTGACATAAGCTATGCGGAGCTTGCGGACACATTAGGGTATGCTAAGGGGTATATGCGCGTAGAAATGTCGAAAATGTACGGTGTGTTTGGGTATCGTGTTGACCAGACTAAAGGCTCACTTTTGGGATTACTTGGCTTTTATAGCCAGTATGGGTGGTTTGATAAAGACAGACTAGCTGAAGATGCGGAGATGGTGTATACTAAGGAATAAAGATGTCAAAATACACAATCGGTAGCTTGTTTAGTGGTATTGGTGGTATTGACATCGCATTTCAGTACGCTGGTTTTGACATCGCATGGCAAGTAGAGATAGATGAGTATTGCCAGCAAGTGCTGGCAAAGAACTTTCCATCAGTACAGCGTTATGATGACGTATGTACGGTACGAAACTTACCCCATGTTGATGTTATTACTGCAGGATTTCCATGCCAACCGTTTAGTATAGCGGGTAAACAACTTGGCAGTGATGATGAGCGGTTTGTAATCCCTGATATGTTACGAGTTATACAGGAGGTACGACCCAGTGTGGTTTTTCTCGAGAATGTACCGCATTTTGCAAAAATCAATGATGGGTACGAGTTTAAGCAATTGCTTAAATGGTTTGCCGAAAACGGGTACGATGCACAATGGCAACATATACGAGCTTCAGACGCAGGTGCGCCTCATAGACGAGAACGGTGGTTCTGCGTTGCGTACATTCCCAACTCCGACAGCAAGCGATGCAAAGAACACGGGGCAGGTGGGGAGTATATCTCATACTCACGACCTACAGAAGGGTCACTTGAGAGCTTACGTGAAGCTACGGGAGTATCCGTTTCATCATCTGAACCCAGATTGGACGGAGATGTTGATGGGCTACCCTATCGGTTGGACAGACATCAGTTCCCAGCAGGATTCGGACAAGGACAGTTAGCCAGTGAGCCCCCAAGAGTAACTGAAACCATGCGTAATCATCGTAATAGGCTAATAGCATTGGGGAACGCGGTTGTTCCTCAAGTAATTTATCCGACAGCGTTATCTATCTTAGAGTATTTGGAGTCTTAAATGCTATACAACAATGTGAAAGACCACTATCGCGACATCTTGAAAGACGTGTATCTTAATCCGTATGATTCAGTCCCTGACATTGCCAAGCGTAATTACACGTCAGAGTCAACAGTGAACATGGTATTTACAAGAGCATGGGGTTCAGCGTCTCGTAAAGATTGGTTACTTTCGTCTGGGTATATAACTATTCCTACTGAAGTTCTACAATATGAGTATAAACCTGTCACGAATATCATGCGGGCGTTTCAAGCGTCTCCTTTCGCAGGTATTGAGGAGATTTCTGCGTTTACAGGTTACTCTGTTGCGACAATTGGGCAAGCGGTGCTTAAAACCTACCGCTACTTCAATTTTAACAACAGTGCAGTACGATGCCCCCGACAGTTCCAACGCATCGCATTTTACGAGTTTTTGGGGTGGTTTGGTCGTAATCGTTTAGCTAAAGATGCTATGGAGCAATACTAATGGGTGACAAACCTATCTCAAAGTGGCATTTTAACGTGTTTAAACAGTTTGGTGCTGTAGTGTTAGACACAATAACCTAATTTTCACTTGCCATTTGCTGTACTATTTGATATACTGATAGTACAGCACATTATGGGGTTGCCACACTGTGAGGTCTGCCGTCGGTGGCTGTTAACGCTCTGGGGAGGGATAGTTAACGAAACTGGCGAAACACGGGAGCGTTGCCCGTCAACTCCACTGGGGATACACTACTAACCTCGTATCGCCCTCAACAAAAAGAGTAGACTAATATCCCCTAAATATATTTATTGACACTTAAATTTATTTTTAAGTGTCTTTATTATTTTTTGTCCATTAATATATAGGGGAACTATATGAGTAGACATATTGTCAGTTTTAGTACAGGTGTGCCTAGTGCAGTAACAGCATATTTAGTAACGCAACAACACCCTGATGCTATTGTTGTGTTTGCGGACACTCTCTGGGAAGATGATGATAATTACCGTTTCTACAAAGACGTAGAGACTTTGTTAGGTAAACCTATTGTCTCGTTAACAGGTGGTCAAAATCCACTAGAAATAGCTAATAAAGAAGGGTATTCTTACATACCTAACAGTAGAACGGCTACTTGTACACTAAAAGCTAAAATTAAGGTGTTACGTGAGTTTATGCAAGAAGGTGACACTTTATATTTAGGTATGGATTTAAGTGACAAGAAAAAAGGTAGATTAGCCTCTCCTATTAAAAACTGGGGTAAAGTAGGCGTTAACATTCGGTATCCAATTATTGAGCAGAACATACAAGATGTACAAGCATTTGCTAAAAGTTTAGGGCTTAATCCTCCTCGCATGTATAGCATGGGGTACAAACACGCTAACTGTGGTGGTCGCTGTGTTAAACAGGGACGTGGAGATTGGATACGCACACTTGAAAACTTTCCTGAACGTTACCTCGAGGTTGAGACTTGGGAGTGGGAAAAAATTACACTTCAAGCAGTACGAGTATTTTTCCAAATGTACATTGCTATGTTGCACCCGATGAATATTGCTTGGGTCAAAATTCCTAGCATGTACTCTTTGGTTAAACGGCAGATTAACAAGCAAAAAGTTATTGCGCCTTTGCGCTATCTACGTTTAGAATATTTAGCGGGTGAAATAAAATCTAACCGATTGCTAGATATGATGGATGAGTTAGATGGTTACGGTTGTACTGTAGAATGTGGTTCAGGGAATGAATTGGAGTTGAGCTTGGCTTTCGACGATATAACTAATTAGGACATCATCTATGCACCCTCAAATACCACAATTTAAACCTAATCCGAAATCGGGTGTCCCCAGCAAACTAGATGAAACTACGTTAATTGACTACTACAACAAATTAACGTCGCTAGGTTTTCAGGTTGTTGCTAAACGACGGACTGCTAAGTTTCCTATGCAAGCAAATTGGCAGAACTTACCACGCCATGAACTAGCAGGTAACATGCAATTGCAGTTACAAAGCAAAAATTCGGCTTCGGGCTGGTGCGTGGTAACAGGGCATAAATCTAACCTAGTGGTAGTTGATTTAGATTTTCAAAGTATACGTGACGGTGGTAATGACCCAACAGACGTATATGAGAAGATTCAAGAACTTTCCCCTTGTAGTTTCGTCCTATCTACACCAACAGGGGGGCTACATTTATACTATCGCCCTATACCTGACAAGAAAATACGTAATAGAACAGATGCAGGGTATAAAGGGGTAGACGTTCGTGGTGACGGTGGTCAGGTTGTGTCTTTAGGTGGTTTTAACCGCTATGAGGATAACCACGAAAGTAAGGGTGTACCTTTTATGCATGAAGGTACATACGAGATGCTACCTGACGGTAACTATGATAGCTTACCACCTATGTCTGATGACCTATATGTGTTCCTTTACGGTACTGATAAAGATGACGTACCTGCAGGGACGGCTTTCTCAGGTGATGCGATGGTATTTAACTATCGGCACACTGAAGAAGGTAACAAACGCATAGACGACCACTTTGCTGAACCGATGGCAAAACGTGAGCAAGTAGTTATCGAATGTATTGAAGTTATCTTTAACAAGTGGAAGCAACTAAGCAACGATGAGTGGACACAGGTATGGATGTCCGCATTTCATGGTGCGCCTACCCAAGCGGTATTAGAAACCATTATAGAGAAAGCCCACTGGAAAGATGGTGCTGTAGGTATACGTAACTTTCGTAAACGGTGGAACACACATCAGTGGCATGACGATGGGTACACTGTAGCGTCTTTGTTCTGGATTGCACGTAAAGCAGGATGGCTACGTACTACTAGCTACGAGATACCTGAACGGTACATAGAGTATTTTAACAAGCAGTATGTATCCGATTGGGTAGCAGAACAACCTACCCTACCTAAGCACTTACTGATTGAATCACAAACAGGTAGTGGTAAGACACAGGCGTTTAAGACTATATGGCTACGTCTAGGTAAACCTAAGACCGTTATCTTTGTACCTACCATTAAGTTAGCTACTGAACTGTACTATACACTAACTAACGAGCTACACCTACCTGCTACCCTATACCGTGATGATGATGCAGGTAAGACAATTGCAGTAGACCTAATGAAGGACGCTACCATACTTGTAACTACCCTACAGACGTTCGCTACTAAGCTATACGATAGTGGTGTAGACATACGTACCTACGGGCTAGTGTACATAGAGGAGATAGACCAACTTATATCAGGGTTTGCGCTAGGTGGTGGCGGTGCTAGTAAACTAGGGTACAACTCACATGTAAGTGACAAGCAAGCTACGCTAGGGTTTAAGGTGCTACAGGATGCGTATGCTATGGCAGGACATGTGTACGGTGTAGATGCTACTATGTCACAGGTATCATCATCTCTAGCTTTTCAGATGACAAACCAGACAGTGAAGATTATACGTAACACCTACGTACATAAGAAAGCGCATGTAAAGTTCTTAAACGAAGCTAACGAAGCGTACCAGATAGCTTATGAAGCACTAGGTAGGGGTGAACGTGTAGTTATGATAGCGGACAAGGCTAGTAAGGCTAACGAAGCATATGAAGCTATGATAGCACTAGGTTGTGTTAAACCAGAAGAAGCTATCGTAATCAACAGGTACACTGCGGGTAAGAAACGTGTAGTCAAGTTTATGCAGGATGTAAACGCAGGTGCGGAGCAGTATAGGCTAGTTGTATATAACTCTATCATGGGGAGTGGTGTAAGTATAACTAAGGTAGTACCTGATACCATTGTACAGATATGTGAGTACCTACCACCACGTAACAACCTACAGATGCTTAACCGCTACCGTAAGCAAAACAAAGTGTATGTATACATGGCTAAGTCAGAGAAGTTATACGTACATACGGCTAAGGATATACTAAACCGTGCTAGAGAGTTTGTAGACATAGAGTCTGGCTTAGTACGTCTACCTGCTATAGACCGTAGTAAGGTAGCTAAGACTAGAGATAGCCTAGCTAGTATATCTATAGCAGATAAGCAAGCGCAGTGGCGGTCACCCTACATTATGTATCAGTCTTTGTTAGAACAGGACGGACGTACATATACAACAACAGACGTTGTACTAGAAGGTGACCTACAGCATACAATAAAGGATGTACGTAAGATACAAAAAGAGAAAGCTAAGTACATAAACGCTAATTGGCATACAGTACGACCTGTTACACAGGACGACCCTGCTACTGCGGATATGTCGGACATGGAAGTAGCACTAGGGTTACAGCATGGTAAGATATACAAAGTATTAAAAGGTAACGTACCAGATGTATTGACAACAGAACATGCAGAGTACATTAGTGAGGTTGTTAAAACTTTAAAATCTCACGGGTATGCGTTAAGTGAGTTTATGGAGCAAGAGAAAGCGTTAAATCGTTCCGAACGATTTTTGCTTAACAGCGACAAGCCATTTACCTCGCTAAATGGTAGCGTGGCTAAGATTACTGCGGTGTCTATGTTGTCTATGCTGTACACCGATATGCGACAGGCTATTACGGACGTAGAGTTAGCAGAGATTGCACCTAAGTTCGTAGATGAGATACGGTTAAAAAAGCAACTGTACAATTCAGTTGTGGGTAGAACACGAGAACATTTTGAAGCTATTTACGACCCAGAAGATATACCGAACACTGCGATTAAATTAGCCAAGACCCTTTTACGCCAGATAGGGTTAAAGCAAAAGAAAAAGCGTGTCCGTAAATCAGGGGTTGCATACCAGATAGAGATAGATAACATTGGTATGGTAGAAGATTTTTTAGCATGGCGTAATGCAGATAGTCCAGAATTTAAAATCACGTATACATTTAATACAAAAACGATTGAAGATGAATTGAACAAGCGTAAGTCAGCAGATGAAATATTTGCAGATATGAGTGATGGAGATGTAGAACGGGTGTTGAATATGATGAAAGAGGAACGGTGTGCATTTGAATATGCTGTGAACACCGTACATTCAGGTGTACTGATGTAACATTGACATTCAGTGTTGACGTTGTTATAGTAAACTAAAAAGGTGTTGCATGTTATACGAGTATCCATACGGTAACAGGAACATATTTACAGGGATGACTAAGCAGTTTTTACTGCGGGGTCATCCTTACGCATGGTGTTTATGGAGAGAGTTACAAAATGACTCTACTTATAAATACAAACAGGTTGCTCAGGGTAAGTATGTCGAACGTGACAAGGTAGAATTACAGACAGAAATACGAGAAGCATTTGAGTTACATAATATTAGCTACATTATGCCTGCTGGTGACTTTCGTATTTACATGGCATTTGACACATGGGATGACACGACCCCATATTTCGTATATATGATGGATGGGTTTTCGGTAGCCCATAAATACCGACAAATTAACTACAAAGATGATTGGGGTATCCTATGACATTACAGTATCGTTTAGTACCGATGTTACAAACTGAGCCACCTAAAGCGTCTCCTGTACACGTTACAGAAGTATCTGATTTTATGTTAATCAGTTACATAGAAAACGTACAAGCGGACTTTATAGACCCAGAGACAGATGAAATAATTGATAGCCAGAACTTAAACATGGTGACAGTTGTTACATATTGGCTTGAACAACCTATGCGTTACCACCTACTTGTTGTAGTAGACCCCATAACTGACGTATCTACACTACATTCAGAAGAAGATGCAATTGCGTACAGTCAGTTTATCCATCAAGAATTTGAGAACTATATGGTAGGAGAATCTTCTGAGTTTCCAAAGTATCGTGCATTAGGTTGGCTACTTGTACCTGCCACTGCTGCAATAGACATCAAAATGGCAGAGGAACGCGCGTATAACATGGCTAAACTAGATGGTGATCATGATTACGATGCTACAGTGGTATGGGCAGAGTTAGACGGTATTTTATTAGAGTCTGAACCCCCTCTTGAAGAAACTCCTCCACCTGATATACAATTAAATAAGTCTATAACAGACTTTTTAGATAAATTGGAAGGTAGCGATGACAAGCATGAGTGATGAGATAAACAATATTAATAAAGTAGCATCTGACCACGCTGAACGTATCACAAAAGATACTGGCGAGCGTGAGGTCAACCCAGCATCAGGTTTTCGCCGTGACGTGCAGGATGACAAGTTTAAGTTTAGCGAGCATGGTATCGTACTCATTGAAGAGTTTTTGAAATATCAGGGGGTAGACAATCGAGAATACCTTAACACAGACTATGACCCACTGGTAGATGAAGGTGACGTATCATTAATTCACCCACTACTATTAAATCGGCTACAATCATTGTTGTATCGTGGTGCTGAAAAGTACGGTGAAGGTAATTGGGAACGTGGTGACTATATGTCACGTACCTTTGACAGTCTAGTACGTCACATGTTGCAATTTTACTTGGGCGACACTAGCGAAGACCACCTAGCAGCGATTGTGTTTAATACAATGTGTTTAATGGTGTATGAACACAACATCCAGCATGAGCTACCATTTTTTGACGAGGATGGTAATGCACTTGGGTATTTTAAAGAGTTTGCGGACATCGGTGCGTTGTGGTTAGACGATGAGAAATACGACATGCCACATGGTAGCTCAGAAATGGACATTGACGCAGAAGATACAATGACACAATCTACTGTATCTATGAATTACGGCGTTGGCGACATCCTCAACATATTTAACAACTTAGACCAATAAGGTTAACTATGACAAATAGCCCCATCGGAAAGCGTGTAGATGTACTGGATAAAGGTTGGATTGAACTCGTGGATGTTATGCCACATCCTGATAGCAACGTCAGTGGTGATCTAGCAATCGTAAACGCGGCACGTGTAAGTTTCTTAGGCGAGAGCAAAGGTGATGTACAGGACAAAAAACTGTTGTTTTATTTGCTACGCAACCGTCACACGACACCATTTGAGATGGTAGAGTTTAAGTTTCGTGTACGTGCGCCACTTGTGACATGGTGGCAATGGGCACGTCACCGTACTTGGAGTTTTAATGCACAGTCAGGTCGGTATACACCGTTTGATGAAAACGACTTTTACGTACCAGACGTATGGCGTAAACAATCTAAGGATAACAAGCAAGCTAGTGAGGGTGAAGTTAACCAGTGGGTAAATACTGAGCTTAACTCTAGACTATCTAAGCACTATGAAGATGCGTATGCTGAGTATGAACATGCGTTAAAAGTAGGGGTGTCTAAAGAGATGGCACGTCTGTTCTTGCCAGCGTTCGGTGTCTACTATACATGGGTAGTTAAAGTAGATGCACATAACTTGATGCACTTTTTGAAACTACGCATGGCAGATGAAGCACAATATGAGATAAGGGTGTATGCAGAAGCAATCTATGAACACTTCTTTAAACCTACTCTGTCGTGGACAGCAGAGGCGTTTGAGAAGTATATGCTACACACCGTTATCGTTGACAAATAAGTTAAGCATGTTATAGTATGTAATAGCCACTACTAATAGTGGCTATTTGTGTTTTATATTATGGGGCAGGTATGAACGAATTAGATTATAACGCTTATGCTGAGTTTTTTGACCGCCCAATGACAGACCCAAAAGAAAGTCCAAAACAGTTTGCACGTTACATGTTGTATCGTAACATGCCAAAGCACGAACGGTCAGTAAAACTTGCATGTGAGCTACTTAACGAGAAAGGCGACGATGTAGCTTGGAAAACGCTTAAGAACACGTCGCAAAAATTCCACTGGACAGACCGAGTAAAAGCCTACGAGATACACATGGCTAACCTCGAGATTGAGGTATTAGAAACAAACTTAGAACAAGCGGTAGATTACGTATACGGGCAAGAAGATATAGAACTTGTGATGGCAACCCGTATGATTCAGCGTATGCTAGGGGCGCAAAGTGGTATTAACTTTGATAATATGGACGGGGAGGAGTTACAGAAAGTAACACAAACTGCACAACGCCTAATTAACTCACTAGATAAACTACAATCTATGCGTAGACGACGGGCAGGACTTCCTACTAACTATATTACAAAGGAAGCAGAGCCACAAGACTTTGAAAACCAAACGTTTATCATCGGTGGGGGTAATTAATGTGGTATCAAGATCATTTGTTAAAAGGTAAGCGTCACAGGTTTTACAAAAACTTAGAATGGGGTATGCGACCCTACGAGAAACAGCAAGAGGTTGTAGATTACCTCTGGGGACACCGCAGAAACAGCAAAGGTGGATTATATAAATTCTTTTTAGCTGTATTTGGTCGTCAGTCAGGTAAATCATTCTTAGGTAAATACGTCGCGCTTAGACGGTCTATTGAGTTCTCCCATAAAGTAATGTGGGTAGCTCCGACATCTAAAAATATGCGTAGTCACTGGAACGAATTAAAACAGTTAATACTAGATGCAGGTATTCCCTACGTGAAAATCAGTGAGGTAGACAAAGAGATTAGCTTTCACGGTGGTGGGTTTATCCGTGTGCGTTCGGCTTTGGAAGGTGACGGCTTACGTGGTGGTACAATGGATTTAATTATTTTAGATGAAGCTGCATTTTATGAAAGCGGTAAAGGAGTTTACTATAGTATTATTCTACCTATGGTGACGGCTAGTGGTGGGCAAATATTGTTTACAACAACACCAAACGGGCGTAATTATGTCTATGACTTGTTTCAACTAGGCTTAAACAACAAAGATGATTTACATATTAGTTGGCACATGAAATCTATGGATAGTCCGTACCAAGACAAGGAAGTTTTAAAAGCTATTAAGCGTACAATGCCTAACATGCAGTGGCGAGAAGAGTTTGAAGCTGAGTTCTTGTCTGATAGCGGTGGTGTGTTCGCAGGTGTTGACCGCGCCAGTGTTGTGCCTATGCAAACTGAACCTGTACCTAATGGTATCTACAGCATGGGTGTCGATTGGGGAGATATTAAAGATTTTACTTGTGTGACGATTATTAATACACTGACAGGTGAACAGGTGTTTGGTACACGATTTACAGGCATTGGCACAAAGTACCAGCTTGAACGTATTATCAACTTAATGTACCACTGGCAACCTGACCATGTCTATGTAGAACGTAATGGTATGGGTCAGACTTACTATAAATTGCTTGTAGAGACAGTACAGAACAAAATACCACTAGATGAATTAATTAACAGCATAGATGATAGCGACCTTTTAGATAATGCGTTTAATGACAAATTTGAATGGTGGGATACGTCAAAAGAGTTCGGTAAGAAAATTATGATTCATGGCGTACATGTTGATAATCGTAACAAACGAGAGATGGTAGAGTCTGCTGCAAGTCACATTGAGTACGGGCGTTTACGACTGTTAGCAGAAGGTGAAAACGTTCAAGATTACGGTAACGTACAAAAGTCTGAACTATCCACCTTTGAACGTAAGCGTACCGCTATAGGTAACGTCACATATGGCGCATCTGACGAGAACCATGATGATACGGTATCCGCTTTAATTTTAGCGGCACGTGGGCTACCTAAACCGCAGATGATAGATAAGCAAGCATCAAAAAAAGTATCTGACATAAAACAAAGTAACAAGAACCCGTTCCGTCAAAAAAGTAAAAGTCGTATCGCAAATAGGAGATAACATGCCAGCAGTATTTGAGTATACACCGCCTACGTCTAAACTGAGAAATCAGTTTCAGACAGAGGTAGTACGAGAACGCCAAACCAGAGAAAAAGATTATAAGACCGCATTAAAATATTACTTAGGTGAGCATGATGCTATGCTCAAATTCGATAAAGACGTAAACGATGTTGATGACAATGTTATCATTAACATGGTTAAGATGACAGCAGACCGTACAGCAACATTTTTGTTTCCAAGTGTCCCTGCTATTGAACTAGACCCATCGTCAGTAGAACGCACTGAAGAAGAAATATGGGTAGATAATTTTCTTGAGTTTAACGGTGGGCTAAAACTATTTAACAAGTGGGCGTTACGTGGTTTTCTTGCAGGTCATACGTTTATGCGTGTACGTCCTAAGCGAGTATCAGCTTTTCGGGAAACCTACCCACGTATAAATTTGATAGACCCATTGTCCGTCACTATTTATTGGTCAGTCAACGACCCTGACGAGGTGGTATGGTACGAGATACGGACATTAACAGGTGAGCAAGTTCACATTTACGACTATGTACATGACTTAGACACAGACACGTGGACTATTTACCACTACGCTAGTTTGAAAAAGCCACTAAACCCGTTAGACAATATTGTCGAAACGATTACACAGCAAGCCTACACAGATTACAAAGGTGCGTTAGACCGTATCACGTTTGGTGACGATGGTTGGTCACTAGAAGATGTCAGTGAGTTCCCTGACGTAGGTATTCCACCGATTATCGAAACTGCACACCTGCCACACCCTACAGGGCGTTATGGTTTACATGAAGTTGGGCTAAAAGAACTACAAGACACAATTAATCTAGTTGCTTCTTTACGTAATGGTGTAGCACGTGAGTCAGGCGTTCCTATTGATGTTATTCTCGGCGCAGGTATCGGTGACGTAGATAACAAAGACGACATCTGGGTTGTAGACAATCCAAACGCATCAGTAGAACGGCTACAACTACGAGGTGACGTACAATCCCTTAACAGTATGCTAGAAACACTGATGGAAACGTACTTGTCGATTAGCCGTGTTGTTCTCCTTAAAGGTGAAGCTAAAGATTTGCAACGTGTGACAAACGCCGCAGTTCGTACATTGTTCCTCGACCAGATTGCTAAAAATGGGGTACTACAATCTGCGTATGGGTCATCGTTACAGCAACTTATTAAGTTAGGTATTAAAATGTCTGAACTACCAACCGCAGGAGCTGACCACGACGTAATGATTAAGTTCCCGAACTCACTGCCAACTGATTACACAGAACTGGCTAACCAACTGGCAATCATCCATAACATTGGTGCTGTATCGAAACGTACTGTCGCTACTGAGATGGGTATGAACTGGGAATTTGAACGTGCTACGATGGAAACCGAACACGCTGATAATATGGAACGTCAACGTCAGCAGATGGAATTGGTTCAATCTATGCAACCAGAACAACCTAATAACGATAACAATAACGATAACAATAACGAAAGTAATAACACAAATAACAACAATAATTTGACATCGTAACATATCATGTTATACTGTAATATGATGGGGCGGTCTATGACTGAAAATGGGTTAGCCTAGTGGCGACCCATTTTAGTTATTACTCTAGCTAGGTAATACCCCTATCTACTATAAAACAATGGTATTGTATATAGTATTAAAAATCAATATATAAATCGAAAACAAGTGTTTTCCGCAATGGCACAAGTGTGCGAAAGGTAGTATCCATGACCGAATTATACCAACCTATCTATAATGATGATGGCGAAATTACAGGCTATGAACCTGTTGAACGTATTCCTGACGAAGTGATTGTAGAACATCCTAAATACCGTAAGGTAGTAGATGAAGCATACAAACGTCGCCAGCGTGTACGTGAGCTAGAATCTAAACTAGAGTCAAGTGACGAACAGGAAGTTGATATGCAACCGCAAGAACAACCCGAAGCAAAAGAGCCTGAACCTGAGCAACCTGCACAACCTGTTATTGATACTGAATCGTTATACGAGCAGTTCAAAAACCGTTTGTATGCAGAGCAAGAGGCAGAGCGCAAAGCTAAACAAGACCATCAAGCGATGGTAAATCGGGTGGCTAAAGAGTACAATGTCAGTCCACAAATCTTACGTGGACAAACTGAGGATGAAATTACAGCACACGCTAAACAAATTGCGGATGCTCAGTTAAAGTTTCAAGACGTTGGGGCAAGCCCTGACAGTTCAGTTGAAATTAATGATGACCTCTGGGCGCGTATTGATGGTAAGTTAGGTCTGGGCAAACGATAACTAACTAATATAATCTGAGGAGTAGCCTACAATGGCAGTAAATCAATTAAGCCAAATCTTTGGCGGTAATCTTGATTTAATCCCTCATATCGAAGAACGTGCATTTATGTACACCATGCGTAACTACGCTATGGCACAGCGCGTTACAACATACACCGATATGACAGGATTTAACAATCGTAAAATTTCTGAATACATTCGTACCCGTCGCGCTCAAGACTTAAGCGAGGATACGGCAATTCCTGACCACATCATTAACCGTGTTCGTGAGTCAAGCATTGCGCCAAAAGAAGTCGGTGATCGTTATCGTATTTCTGACCGTCGCATGATGACAGACTTGGAAAATATCCTGTCTGATACTATCATGTTCTTGGGTCAGGCAATCGGTGACCGTAAAGAAGCTGACTTAATCAAAGTAGCAAATGACTCATTCAAACTCGGTACAATTGGTAGTGCGTCTACTGATTTTACAATCGACTTGCCTATTCAAGGGCAGTTTGTGTTCCAACAAAACGCAGTACGCGACCAAATTTACTTGGTTGTACATCCGTTCCAAGTTATGAACGTTGTAAATGACCTCGCTGGGTATCGTGGTACAGATGCTGGTGTTAACATGAACTTCCGTGAGCAATCACTACAAGGGTTCACCATCCCAGTATTTCAAGGTCTTAACATCGCAGTTAGCGAGTTCTTGCCACGTAAACTTGTTTACAAAGTTTCCGTTTATGGTACAGGTGGTACATTCCGTCTTGAGATTGGTACAGACCAAGAAGTTGGTACTACAATCACAGGTGAAATCACTGCTGCATCAAGTGGCGACACAACTGCAAGCAACATCCAAACGGCACTGAACGCCCTTACAGGTCAAACAGGTTGGACAGCAACAGCAACAGACGACGACCCTGCACGTATCACTGTTACAGCACCTGATTATGTAGATGCTGAATCACAATTGCGTGTAGCAATCGACATTGACAATCCAACATTGCCAGCACGTAAATCCGCATACGACCAAATTACAGGTCTTAGTGGCGCACCTACTGACAACGCAGGCGACAGTCTCGGTGTAACAGTACATGAAGTTAGCGGTTCTGCTAAAGCACTTATGTTTACTCGTGACGCTTTGGTTTACGATATTCGTCAACCAGTACAAGCATTTAGCGAACTTGAACATCAAGGGCGTACAATGGAAATCTCCGCTTACGAAAAATATGGTGTAGGTCACTGGCGTGACGAACGTGGCTTGTTTATTGAAACTAAAGCTAACAGTCCGCTATCAGTAACTGTTTAATACTAACCTAGAAAGGGGGTCATAAATGGCAGTACGCTCAGGTATGACCTCACTTGTATCACATCTGCGCCAGCATAGTAATGCTAGTACATCAGATGTTTTCAATGGGGTTACGTACTGGACAGACGACCAATTACAGGATGTGTTAGACCAGTATGCAATGATTGGTCAAACGATACCGCTAGTTAAAATCAGCGCGTATGACAAAACGAATTATAAGCTAAATCTAACAATGCCCTACTGGCTTGAAAGCGGGTTTAAAATATACGTCCGCGATACGACAGTAGAAGAAACAACAGGGTTTACTTATAACCCGTTAACACATCAAATTGTTTTTGATAGTGACATTGCAGAGACCCGTGATTTAGTAGCTCATGCTACGGTGTATGTCATGACAGATGCGATTGCATCGGTATGGGAGCAGAAAGCTCAGCACCGTGAGAACTTTATCACAAACAAAGCAGGGTCTAATCGTTTTCAAGCAGAGCAAATTGTAGAACACTGTAAAATGCAAGCCTGTTATTGGCGCAATTTACGTGTTCGTTCGTTTAAACGTCGTAGTAGTAGGTTTGCATAATGAACCCAACAACATTCTATGATGACCAAATGGCAATTATCCGCAAGTTAACGTTAGACACGTTAATTGATACATGCAACATTAAACGGTTGGGTGTATCAACAGTAGACGGGCGAGGTATCGCAACTAAAAGTACACCTACGGACGTTACATATAATGGTAGCACAGAAATTCCGTGTCGTGTAGATGTAGCTCGGGCATTTATGAATGACCGTACACTGCCGCAAGTTGTCGTAACAGATAACTATGCGTTATTTCTACCTCACGACATTGACATTCAAGAGAATGACAATGTTATATGGAAAGAACAGCAGTACGACATTCGCAAATTGATACGAGCAGGTGAGATGGGTGCTTACACAGAAGCTATGATAGTAGTCACGGATAGAGTTCAATGATAAAGATAAAAGCAAAGCTGAACTATGAACACAAAAAAGCATTTGAGAATACTACCATCAAACTAGAACGTATGATGGAAAACGATGCTATACAGGTTACACGTGAAACTGCAGAGGAAATTGTCAAGTATATAACAGAAAATTGGAGTCCTCGCCCATCTCGAGAAGGTCAGTTCCCTGCAAAACGTGATGGGTATCTTAACGATGGTATCACTGTTGAAAAACAAGGGCGTAACAGAGGGCGGTTTGCTGGTAAATATGGTACATCGCACTTTATCCGTTTTGATACAAGTGACTCTGGTCGTGGGCAGTATGCGTTAGCGGTTAACGATGGTAACAGAATAACAAATGCAGCAGAACGTCCATACATTGAACCTACTATGAAAAAGTTTGCTTCTGTTTATGAAGATAAACTTATAGAACGTATTCGGTTACAAACCATTGGTGGCAAGAAAGTACCACGACCTAGAGGTTAACTTATGACAAGTATTTTAGCAACCCATATAACATATAGAGGTACAACCTATACTAATGATGGGTCGCTTGTCATTAAAGAGACCCGTCCTGTTATTGACATTAGATTTGAGTGTGACGACCCAATCACTGGTTTAGATTTAATTGTGTCAAATACAGATACTGACGAATATGACGACCCGTTATTTTTCTACCGTGAAATACGCGCAGGGGGTAATGGGGTAAACGGTGTTATATATTTAGGTGATTGTACCTTTCGAGTACGCCCAGAGGTGAATGAGAATTGTAATAATTTCTACATTCGTGGTTACGATAAGCATACAGTCGGGGGTCATGTAAACTTTACGTTTAGCGTGGATTTGACTACAGGATATACAAATTCATGGCAATACTTAGGGTCTACAATACTCAGAGATACACTGATAGCAAATCTAGATGAACAAGCGTTGATTACAATCACTGAAAACGATGTAATCAAAATTTTCTGGGAGGGAGCAGACGAATCTTGGGAACAACCGTTTATAATCATCGAATTGCTTTCGGGGGGTGATTTAAATTCTTCACGGGTTGCATATGCCGAAATGTTGTGGCGCGTGGTTTGCCATTCTCCAGAATTGGCTACGGCAGGTCAGTTGGAGGACGCGATATACAAATCTTTATCAGGTGAAGACCCTGTGGTTAATTTCACAGACATCACGAGTACGAAAATAGAAGAAATTGCACCCGTCACTGATAGGTATCAGGTGCAAAACGTACCACTATTTATAAGTGGAGGCGTTTATCAAATACGGCTTACTAAGGAGTAGAATATGCCACGTATTACCAGTGCGAAAACATACGCTGAGTTTAAACACGGTCGCGGTGCTGACCCACAGCCACACATCGCTCAGTTTGTATTTAATGATACACTCACGGGTGGGACTTTCCGCCTACGTGTAAACGGTGAGGAAACTGCTGACATCACATTTAGCGATACTGAAGCAGACCTCATCACAGCAGTAGACGCAGCTCTCGATGCACTCGCAGGTCTTGATGCAGGTGAGCTTGCAATGACAGGTACTGACCTTGTCGATATGACTTTGACATCAAACGTTAACAAGTTCTATCGTATTGAAAGCGTTTCTGATGCTGAAGCACTCACAGGCGCATCAACAAATGACGCACATCTAACCATCAACACAACACAAATTGGTGGCGATTGGATTGCATTATCTGCTGACATGTCCGAGTTCTCTTACGAGGAAACATCCGAAACAACTGACGTAACAGGTTTGTCACAACTCGAAACCGAGATGCTTGTCGTAAAATCCAACGCATCATTTAACCTGTCGCTATACGAAGCAAATCAAGATTGGTCACCACAAATTTACAGTGGTATCGAAGGACGTTTGCGCGTATTTAACGAAGGTAAAGTTGTCGGCAAGAAATACTTGGAAATGGAAGTATTGCTTGAAACCGTTAGCGGTACAACCCCTGACCATGACGTACTCGAAAAAGAACTTTCAGGTATGCGTCAAGGCGCGTGGATTGCACCACCAGATAGCTACTGGAAAGGTAGCTGATAATTAATTTTTGTAGTATAATATAGATAAGAGGGTCAATTGTTGACCCTCTCCCCATCAATATAGGAGACCCCATGAACGTAAATTTTAAACTGTCCGATTGGACTTATATGGAATACAACGAATTTCTTTCTGCTTTTGGTAAGCAAGATTTTCGTGGCGCAGGACATTTGATTGAGAAGATCGTAAAAGATTGGTCAGCATTTGACGGTGTACCAGCAGATGCAGAACACCCATTTGACCACATGGCTTTAGAAGATGCGACAGCGTTGATTCATGCAATTCAAGCCAACGCAAAAGCATACGTAGACGAACTAGACACTAGCGACGACGTAACAGTTGACTTGTCAAAGTGGCGTTGGCTTGAGTTTAACATTTTTCAAGAAGCTATCTCTGGTGGTAACACTAAGAAAGCTGTTGAAATGATGTTAGAAGTAACTCGACTTAAAAAAGGACACCCTAAGTCTATTGAAACACTAAATGCTGTGCAAGGCATGGTGTTGATGCAAGCCCTGAGCCAGAAAATTCAGAAAGTATTCTCTGCAAAAAACTAGACGACGCTATCTACAAATCTCGCATTTACAAAGCCCCACTAACCCCAGAACAGACACAAAAAATTATAGAAACAAAACTGTGGTTGGTGGGTCAACCCATGAGCGAGGTGCGAGGATTAAGCCTTGAAGATATTGGCAACATTCTCGGGTTCTGGGAAGAAAATAACAGAGCAGATGAGAAAGAGCGTCGTACTAGAGACAAGTTGTCAAAAATGAACAAAGGCAAAAAGTAGATAGCGTACATCTAAGGAGAAAGACATGGCAGAAAGATTAGCCTACTTAGAGGCGGTTGTCGGCGCGGATATTACACAGTTCCGTAAAGGTATGCGCGACATCCGTAATGAGACAGGCATTTTATCTGAGACTATATCAGGGATTAGCGGTGCGGCACGTACCGCCACCTTTGCAATCTCAGCTCCCCTAGCCACACTCGGCACATACACAGTACAAGCGGCATCAGACTTCGATGCTGCTATGCGTAACATCAACTCCATTACGGGCATGTCCGAAGCACAATTGAAGAGTTTGTCCGATGAAGTTCGGGCGTTTAGTTCCACTACTCGTGGTGGTGCTGTAGACGCTGCTAATTCGTTGTACACTGTATTTAGTGCAGGTGTTACTGATATTGAATTAGCAATGAACACGATGGAAGTTGCGACTAAGACAGCAGATGCTGGTCTTGCTGATATGGAAACTACCACTGAAGCATTGGTAGCATCTATGTTGTCGTATGGCACTGAAGTAGTTAGTGCTGAACGTGCGAGTGATTCATTAACCCAGATGGTTCAAATTGGTGTGGGGTCGATGCAGAACTTTGCAAACTCCCTATCTAAAGCATTACCATCAGCGGCGGCGTTAGGTGTTGAGATTGAAGATTTGTACGCATCTATGGCGTACATGACACAGCGTAGTTTTAGCGCATCAGAAGCGGCGACTGCTATCAATCAGGGTATGTCATCACTGATGAAACCAACTGAGGACATGGAAAAAGCCATGCGTAGTTTGGGTGCTAACGGCGTTGAAGAATTGATGGAAAAATATAAAACATTAGGTGGTGCTGTTAAAGCTCTTGTTGACACTACTGATGGTAGTAGCGCATCTATTGCGAAACTGTTTTCTAACATTCGTGGTAAACGTTTTGTTGATACTATCCTGAATGATTTTGATACGTATAACAAGACACTAGAAGAGTTTAACCGTACAGTAGAAGGTGCTACTGAAAGAGCTTATGCTGAGCAGATGAAATCATTTGCAGCGCAATGGGACTTGATGACAAGTGCTGTAGAGAACGCATCCATTGCTATAGGGCTTGAACTGTTACCTGTACTAGCCCCAGTGATAGGAAAAATAGCTGAAATTTTTAGTGCTATATCTCAGTTAGAGCCTATTACGCTTAAAATGGGTGTTGCTTTTAGCGGTTTATTAATTGTCTTACCTCCGCTTATATGGTTACTATCATCACTGGTGAATCCTATTGGTGGTTTAATAACACTGTTTGGTGTTGTTACAGGGAAAATGGTAGCTGCTGAAGGTGGCATTGGTGGCTTTGTTGATAGTTTAGAAAAAGCTGTCCCTGAGCTATCTACTATTCGTAGAGAGATAGATAGAATCTTTGGTGCGCCCTATCAAACAGAAACACCTACTGCTGAAGATTTAGGTCTATATGCGTATGAAACCGCGCCTATTGACTTTGCAACTATGCAATCAGGTGACACAATATGGGATTACTTTTTAACACGTACAGATACAAACCAAACGTGGGATGAGTTTAAACAAGAGTGGATTGACCGTAATGGTAAGCTAACCTTTAGTGTGGGCGATTTAGTTGAACTCCCAACAGGCTCATTTATGGAATGGGTCGGTGAAGAGTTAATGAGTGCTAGTGAGTTACGTGAAGCATACCGTAAACAAGAAGTGTACACAAGTGACTTTTATGAAATGAATACTGATACAGAAGCATGGAGTGTCCCTATGGAAATGCAGATGTTGCAGTTGCGGCAGACCATAGATGACAATATTAAACCTGCTATCATAGGCATTGCTAAACAAGTTAGTACATGGTTTACTAACTCGTTTAATCTTGTAATTGCATCTATTGATGAATTTGGCAGTGAAATGTTTGATTCATTGACACAAGCCATGCAGTTAATGGTAACGGGTAAACTTCTGGGGTTATTTAGTACCGATATTTTAAGTGAAAAAGTTGGTGACTTTTTTAACATAGATGTTAGAACTCCTTTTAAAAACTTAATTTCATCGTTTAATACGTTCTTGTTAAACTTTGGTGACTGGTTAGTCAGTGTTGGACTACCTGTACTGTTTAGAGGTATCGGTAGATTCGTATCAGAAAGTGCGAATCTAGGTATCAAATTGTTGTCAAAGTTTGGTGACTTTTTAAAAGATGTTAACCTTACGACGCTTGCTAATGATATACAGTATGCCATTATTGACCCGTTTTTACAAGGTTTTGACGACCTGTTCGGGGCTAAAACAGGAACAATTTTAAAGAACAAGTTTCAACTTGCGGGTCTAAAAATTGTTCAAGGCTTAACTAATATCTTTGACCAGATAAAAAGTAACTTTACTATAGATTCACTAAGTGACTTTATTGGGGATATTTTCGATATTAACCCAGCTAAATCAATGCCTACACTATTTTCAAGCCTGCGTACACTAGCGGATAACATCGGCTCATGGTTAATTGACGTAGGTATACCTATGGTAGCTAAAGGTGCAGGTCGGTTTATTAGTGAAGTGGCAATTTTATTTGTAAAAGGGTTTGCAAACCTAACAAGTCTAATTGGTGCGGGTAACTTTCAAACACTTATAGATACCATTGTAACACCATTTACCGACGGGTTAAAGGCTAGTTTTGATACAGCATTTTCGTTTAACGATTTTATTGCAACGTTTGAAAAAGGTGTTGTAAACATCATTACGTTCTTACGTAATGTGTTTGCAAACCTAACACAATATATCAGTCCGACGCTTATTGGTGATGCTATTGGCTTATTGTTTAACCTAGATGACAATACAACAATATTACCAAACATTACAGCTAATTTCTCTACATTGCTATCTGAAGTAGGGAATTGGATAATCACTGATGGTATACCATTACTTACTTATGGTATTGGTAGACTTTGGGGTGAGCTAGGTATCTTAATGGGTGAAGGTCTCGCGGGGCTTGGAAACTACATTGAAAGTGGAAATTTTGGTAACGCAACACAAGCACTTGCAGATGGTTTTAATGACGCAATGGCAGACAGTGGTGTAACAGGTTTTAATGCTTATGTTTCAGCATTTGCTGGGGCTATTGTTTTTGCATTAGGTGCGGTAGCTCTTTATCATGACGTAGGTAAGGCTATTACTACTGGAATTACAGGGGCTCTTGCTATAGGGAAACTAATTACACTACCTGTGAGATTTGGGATAAACTTAATATTAACAAAAGTTTTAGGTGATGCTGCTGTAGCAGCTATTGCGACAAAAGGATGGGGTGCATGGATTGCTACAAAATTGGGGGCGGCTGTAGGAGCTACTGTAGCCACAGCAGGTGCTAAACTAGCTGGTGGTGCTGGTGCAGTAGCAACAGGGGCAAAAGCAGTGGGAGCTGCTATTGCAGGTGTTTCTGGAGCTAAACTACTTGCCATTGTGGGTGTAATAGTATCACTAGGTTTGATGCTCGGTGCTATTTTTATGAGTGATGAGCAAAAAGAAAGTGTCACTCAAGGTATTGCCGATTTTTTTGCTGGATTTGGGCTTGATTTTGGTATTGGTGCGAGAAGTACCCCAACAGTAGAAACTGATTTAACTGTTGACCCAACTATTGCCTTATATGATCCAGCTAAAAATCTCGCACCTGAAATACAAACTGCGTTACAAAACCTTATTGATTCTGGCGATTATACTCCCGAAGAAATTACTACTGTTATTGATTATTTAAATGTAGGCTTAGCGGAAGATGCAGATGTTACTGTTGATCCAGCTTTTTGGCAAGACGTTTTTAGTAAGATAAGTGCTGAATTTGGTACAACAGGGGCTGTTTATGATTTAGGTGAAGAAATACCAAATAGCGTAATGCCTGAAGGTCAAATAGCTATGCCTGAAAGCAATAAATTAATGTTAGAACTAAGTAGAAATGCTATTAACGCTTTAATAGACCAACTACCCGAAATAGTAGAATTGACTGAAAGCCAAAAAGCTGAATTACAAGCATCAGGGCAACTAGTGGGCGAAGCTATGATGCGTGAATGGCTTGGAAGTTTAGAAGCAAGTATAGCGGGTATTGGCAGTGAAACCAGTGATACAGTAGAAGATGGTGTTACTGATGAAGCTAGTAACGGATTTACACCTTATGTAATAGAAACAGGTGAAATTGTTGTATTTGACGCTACTATTAATGAAGAACAAGCAGAGGAAGTTGGTGCAGAAACACTGGATTTATTCACTGATGCTTTTAACAGGGGTATGACATCTGAAGATTATAATGCAGAGGTTTTAGTTCCTTTTGAAACGAATTGGTTAAATTTATTCGGTGATGAAGGAACAGTAAAGAAAGCTATAGTAGATTTCTTTACAGCATTTTCAGTAGGCATGGCAAGCCTTGAAACCCAAATGACTGCGGCATCAACTGGTATTACAGAGCCTGCGAATCAAATATGTACCAAAATAAGCACGATGGCAGACTGTATTGAAACATCTATGATTGGTGCAAGAGATGAGGTTTCTAAACTACTTGCTGAGTTACGTAAACTTGCATCTATATCAACTAATCTTGTTATCAACGTAGCGGTTACAGGTGCGATTAACGTACCAGACCCTGCAGACAACAGTAACCCACGAGCTAAAGGGGTTTACACAGTACCTCGTAATGGTTGGAACGCTACCCTACACAGAGGTGAGATGGTTATACCAGCAAATATGGCAGACCAAATACGCGACATTGGTAATGTACCATCGTCAACTATCGGCAACGTTAAATCCAACGGTGGTAGTACGTCAGGTGTAACGAACGTATACATCGAAGGTGTCGTCAGTGTTGACGAACTTATGGAAGAACTAGAACGTCGAGGTATTGAACTGTAATGGCATATAAACCTGACATACGAGTAGGCATTGATTGGAATAATGACGGAGTTGTACATCTTACAGGCAAGTCTGATACCATCGTATCAAGTAGTACACCGCTTGTGTTAAACGGGTCTAGTTTCTTTGCCCCTGATGACAACTCAGTACAGAAAGCAACGTTCTCCCCCGCTTTAGGGGGAGAGTACGACTTAATACAAGGAACAGCTAGTCTTATAGGTGAGTATAGTGGTGATGGCTCATTTATTTATACGACAATACGAAATGATGAGTTCGCACTAAACTATGACCCACCAACAGGAGATGTATACACATCGTTAGCCCATCAGTTATCGCCTGTAGCAGGACACCCAGTAAGTAGTATATCATTGTATATGCGTAAAGTAGGCACGCCTACAGGTACACTTACATTACGTGTTGAGACAGACAATGCTGGAGAGCCATCAGGTGAGTTAGTTAACTACAATGCAGAAGCAACTGTAGACGTATCTACATTAAATACATCGTTTGCTAACGTATCGTTTGACTTTAATGGATTTTTTAATGTAAGAAGTGCATACATTTACTGGCTTGTATTAACATCGGACAGCGTGGTATCATCAACAGACTATGCTGTATGGGGTGTTTTCTATAACACTAATGTTGATAACTTTGTTTTGAACTTTAATAGTATAAACGATACGTCAGTTACGTTACAATAGGAGGTTACTATGGCGTGGTCAACACCTAAAACATGGGGTACTGAGGTGCTAACCTCAGCAGATATGAACCAATATATTCGGGACAACCAAAACTTTTTAAAGGATGCTGTAGACCCTTTACCTTTTCAAAACAATCCACGTAATGTTACATATAGCACAAATGTTACGTCTTGGGCAAATGTAGACGCTACCAATTTAAGTGCCACTTTAACTACTACAGGTGGTAACGTGTTACTAGGGTTACAAGCGTCTTGTCGTACTGCAGCTAACAATGAAATTAACCTACGTGTAGCTATTGATGGCGATAACCCATTTTATATCAGAGTTCAACGCAATGAGTATAACGTCAACGCATCTTTTGTAGGGGTAGCCTATGGTCTTACCGCAGGAAGTCACGTATTTCGTTTACAGTGGAAAACTACAGGTGGCACGAACTATTTAGTTGCTCCTTTGTTCTGGGTAAGAGAGGTATAACATGCTAGACATTAACAAGGATATTTTAACGTCTATTAATGCACTTATTGTTGTTGCAGACACTATTCTAGGTGAGGCTACAGCAGGAGTGACAACAGGCAATGGTGCAACAATACACCTATTAGACGAATCTGAATTAGCACAAGCTACAGCAAATAGTATCCTAGACAATTGGTCAGCACTAACTGTTACGGCGGATAGCCCTGTCATTGATGAAGGTGCTGGCAATGTGACAATTACATGTAACGACGTAGCGATTGCGGATGACACAGAGGTTGGATATGTTGTACTTCTAGACGGTGAATTGTATGATAATGGCACAGATACAGTTACAGGGAACAGTGTAAGTTTGATTTTAGCTGACCCAGTAGATGGTACATATGAAGTTTATGTGTATCGTTTAGTAGACACATTTGCATCAGGGTATGCTATAATAACAGTAAACGAGGTAGCCTAATGCCTAAACGAATAGAAGCAACAAGTGATGATGCACAACTGTTAGTAGAACGCAAGCGTCTACGTAAGTATATAAAAACCTTACGACAAGACTTTGATGACCTGCCTAATGCACAAAAGTGGAAGTTAGTCAAACAGGTGCTGATTGCGTTACTACGTATAGAGATGACGCGTATACCTCGAAAGGATTAATCATGGCAATGCTAACCCAGACAGATGGGGCGTGGACATCCCAACCGTATTCCAATGGTATATTTTCAACAGTCACTGGCGACGAAAAAGGTGATGCACGTTATATTGAGATAGACTACGATGAGTTTGTCGTCCCTAGCAACGTTAAATGTAGTGTAGGGTTCTATGCTAGATGTACAGCAGGTACACATGATGTAGACTACGAGCTAGTGGACTACAACGCTGAGACACTAGCTGAGACCGTGTACACAGGTACAATTAGTCTAACAACGACATTTCAGTTAATTACAATTGATGCGACTACCCGTAAACTGAACCCGCATAGTGTACGTTTAACGTTATCCCCATCTGCTGGTGAGCCTGAAACTATTGTTCAAATATACGGTTATACCGTGTTCAAAACAGCAGATGGATATACGTATGAACCATCAAATACATCAGTCTATGATGATATATCGGGGGACTTGCTTAATTTAAGATGGCAGTTGGGGCATAATAACTTTTATGGAACAATTCCATTTGAAGGTACGTTAGAACTAACATTAACTAATGTAGACAAGAAATATAGTCCTGCATACACGGATAGCCCGTTACATGGTAGTCTAAAGATGAACCTGCGGACTATTGTTCAAATGAAAGACCCTAGTGAAACTGAGTGGACTACCATGTGGACAGGGTGGACTGAATCTTATCAGGTTAGCGTCGGTAGTGCTAGAGAACGTAACGCTAGAATTAAAGCTCGGCAGGGTGTATTTAGATTTAGAGAAGGTTCGTTAGTCATTAACCCATACAGAAACTCGCGTATCGACCCAGTGATGCACGACTTAGTTGTTAACTCAGGTTGGTTGCTAGGATACTATAACGACGATTTCGACCCTGATGATTATGGTATCTATGACGTATGGGAACGTATTGACAAAGGGGTTACTTCTTACGAGTACATAGGTGACGGTTGGAATAACACAGTTGACCTAGAAGCTGGAATGAAAGACCTGCTAGAAGCTGAAAACGCTAAATTAATTATCAATCGGCGTGGTGCATTAGAATTACACAACCGTAACAGTACAGCATATACTGGCTTTCCTAAAGCTGTAATCAACATAGACGAATTAAACAAAACAGACTATGAGTACGGGGCTAAAATGATTAACACCGTAGAAGTGTCTGTAACACCTAAAGAGTCCGCCACTGACGAAGTGATATGGGATAGTAAAGGGGACATTTATGTACCCGCTAACGGAACATCTGAACAGTTTAAGTTAGAGTTCACATTTGAAGAAGGGTTGCCTAAATCCATAGAAAACATCCAGTTAAATCAAGATAATATGGAGGTACGTGTAGCAAGCGGAAAAAGAGACGAACCAACCGAAGAGTACGACAACCCATTTGAGATTACTGATCCTGTTGTATTGGCAAATGTGACTATACAAGCAGAACAATTAGCTACAGGCGAGGTGTTTGTCTATGTACAAAATGATAATGATTTCAAAGTCTATGTTGCGTTTAAAATCAAAGGTAACTATATTCGTTCGGGAGAAGGTATCATCTATGTATACAAAGATGAAGATGCGATTGCTGATAGTAAAGCAGTATTTACTGAAAAGATAACGACTAAAATTGCAACAACAGGGGCGCAAACTAAAGGTTTAGCAGAGTATAGATTGCTAAGAGATGCCTACCCTAGTGGCGAATTTAAGTCAATTGAACTAATAAGCAAAGACACGGCTAATTTTAATATGATAAAATCTATGACTATTGGTGACATCATATTAGTTAGTGAAAGCCAAACAGGTGAGCAAAACAAACCACACATTATTGTTGGTGAGCAATCTAATGCTAAAAATGGTATGTTAAAAATTACCTTTCAATTAGCACGTACTTTGGAAACTGCATACTTTAGATTAGGCGACCAACTAGACGATAAGCCATTATTTTTATAGGAGATGTTATGGCATTAGAACCTACATGGACTGAGCCCGTAGAGCTAAGTACAAATGACGTACTAACAGCTACTGCTATGAACCAGCAAGTCTATCAAAATATTTTGTACTTGCGAGAGCCTTATGAATTAAAAATTGCAACTATGACGGCTAACCAAAATATTGAAAATCAGCAAGAATGGGCAAATATTACAGATTTACTAATTAGTATTGTTTGTCCACTTGGTAAAGCCCTAGTAACAGTTAATTTGCCTTACTTGTATCGTGAAGATACCAATGATGCTAGATATGTTCGTTTTGGGCTTGTCTTAAACGAAGATACAGCAACCCGAAAAATCATACATACAAACTCATCTCGAGAAGCTACTGATGGTGTGTGGGGTACAGTATCTAGTACGGTGTTTTTAACTGGACTAGAAACAGATACAGCAACAGCTTTTCGTATTCAAGTGTACAATGACTCAGCTACAGGTAGTAGTAGTGACATCCTTACTGTCTATGGTGGTAATCCTTACCTAAGTCAACTAGCGGTGCAGGCTATAGGATAGTTTATGATAGATTATAATTTGACGCTAGTTGCTTACTATGATACAATAGTCTTAGACCATTTACCTATCAGGAGACACTATGGAAAACTTAGAACTTATTATTGCTGGTTTAGATATTAGCTCTGTTTTAATTAACGGCGTACTTGTGGCGATTATTGTTGGCGTACTTGCTATTGTGCGTACACTAGGACTAGATAACCTATACGCCCGTCATGAAAAACAGCTAAAACTGATTACTGAGGTTGCACCTGACGTATTTATGCGTATTGCGTTCCCAGCAGTTGACGACCTAGAGTTTCAACAAGCATTAGATTATTACGAAGGGGTTGCTGCTGAACGTGCTAGCTCAGGGCTATCTTGGATTGACCCACGTATGCTATACGCTATTGACCGTGTAGAAGAAAGTTTACCTGAAGGATATAAGGTAGACCTGAATATCATCATTGATAAACTAGAAACTATCTACCGTAAAATGAAAGCTGACGGCGTGTTTGACGGACGTAGTAACTAAAATAAAGACAAGTAATGCAAACGCCTGCTTATAGTGGGCGTTTTTTATTTAGGGGGTATTATGTTAGACCGTAGACAATTGTTAAAACAGCACGTTATTGACGGTGTTACCCGTGACAAATTAGTAGAAGCATACGACACGAATATGGATAGAATACGCGGACAATTAAGTAAAGCATGGGATGATAACGCTGTGGTGCAAGACACACTAAAAACAGCGTTAAAATCAGCAAAAGGGCAAGAACAATACAAACTATCACAACGTCGCATTGTGACTGAATCAACTGCGTTTTTAGAGGATTACAGGGATAGTTTAGCCGATGAAGGGGGTACACGACTTGCAGTATTCGCATCTGACCAGCATTTGCCATTTATACGCCTAGACTATTTTGACCTGTTACTACAAATACTAGAATATTTTTCAAATGATATTGCGTACTATTCATCCTTAAATGACTTGTTTGATTTTGAAGGTATGGGTCGCTGGGAACAACTACCTGACGAACGGCGTGCTGTCTTTGATAGTAACATAGAAAACAACTACGTATTAGCGCGGATTATTACATCTGCTATTAAACGTAAAATACCTCATGCTATGCTTGTCGGTTTGAC